GAAGATCTGATGCCTGAGTTAGATATGTTTGTAAAGTCTGGTCTTTAATCAACTTCGCCCCAGTTATCACATAATGCTGTATCGACTTCAAAAGGCACTTTTAAATTAGGAACACAAGTAGACATTATTTCAACAATTCTGTCTGCTTGTTTCTGATTCTCTATGTTGAAACAAAGTTCGTCATGTACGGTCAACGTTGGACACAATCCTTCTTTGTAGCATTCAACCATAGCTTTTTTCGTTTGATCAGCACTTGATCCTTGAATCAATCTATTTAAAGCTTTGTATGTAAAAGCTCTTCTTATTCTACCTTTTTCTCCATATTCTTTTATTGCTTCTTTCATAGGCAAGGCTTTATTAAATCCATAAGACACAGGCTCATACATATCAAATCTACATTTACGGCCTAACCAAGTTCTTATAACACCCGTACTCGCTGCACGATCCATGGCTTTTTCTGACAGAGATCTCAAGAAAGGAACTTTTTGATTGTATGTTTCTAATAGTTTAGAAGCTTCGTCTACATCTATATCCATCACATTAGCAAGTTTACCTTTACCCATACCATACATAATACCAAGATTAACTGTTTTAGCTTGTTTCCTAGGTATGTTTGCCATGTCTGCTACCATTTGATGAAAGTCAGCATTACCTTCATGATACATTTTCACAACATCATCAATTTGTGGATGCCTATCAACACCTGTCAAGGTAGCACAATAATGCACTAGCCATCTCGGCTCTTGTGATGCATAATCAAAAGACCCCCATTTGTGGCCCTCCTCCGGGATAAACAAACCACGAATTAATTTTTTGATCTCAGGATCTCGTGCAGGAATCTGTTGCAAATTGGGGTTACTTGAACTAAAACGTCCAGTAACAGTTCCACCACCATCAGAACGCAAGGAGTGAAAGTCACAATGTATTCTACCATTATGAGAATGATCAAGAATAGTATCAACAAATGTCGTATTAGCTTTGTTTATTTCTCTAATTTTTATAATTTTTTGAGCAATAGGATGAGTGCTATTCGCCAAAAACTGTTTTGTAAACATGGGTGCCCCGGACTTTTCTGTGCGAGAATAAGGAAGTCCCACAGCGTCAAAGACTTTTGCTACAGATGTGGCGACCCACGGTTCAACAACCACCCCGGTTTCCTTGACTATTTCATCTACAAGTGATTTCTCTAATTTAGCTAGTTCTTTTTTAGTCTTGTGTGCTTTGTCAACATCAACACGAACACCTTTAGTTTTCATTTCAAACAGTACAGGTAACAAAGCTGTCTCTAATTCAAAAATGCTTGTACACTCTTCTTGAGTTATTTTCTTTCTAAGATTGTCCCAAAGTTTTAAAGTTATTAAGGCATCTTGCTCGGCATATTTACCCACATATCTAGGTGGGAGTTGCCACATTCCAGACTTAGGATCAACACCAAACTCATCCGCTGCTGATTTTAAAAGTTTTTCATCTTTAAATTCTCCGAGATAATCACGAGCAAGAGAATTAAGATTATACCATTTTCTATTTTCATCCAGCAAAGGTGCTGCTATCATTGTGTCTATGATCTTACCCTTAACCTCTATTCCTTCTGCTCTAAGCCAACCTAAATCATATAAAGCATTGTGAAATACTTTGGTTATCTTTTCATCATCACATAATTTTTGTAACCATTTATAAACTGTATTCTTTGACATGTTGCCAGACTTATGTGCGATGGGAAAATACCAAGAACTTTCTCCTGCTGCCACAGCAATTCCTATTACATATCCATCTTTTCTTGTCCAACCAGGCCCAAGTGTTAATAGATTTGTATCTTTTGTTTCTAAATCTATTGAAACTGTTTCATATTGAGATAGATCAGGAAAAGATTGAGGTGGTGTCCAATCAGAATCTATATTACCCCAAGACATGTCCTTTATGTCTTGATCTAAAAAGTGGTATTGATCATGATTTGTCATTTATAATTTCTCCACCTAAAGCCGCATAACCGATAACGTCTGTCCACGAATCGTCCTTTGAAATGTCTTCGGCAAGACGAGCAACCTTGACACCTATCATACAAGCCACAACTTCCTCTGGAGTGATTGCACCATTTAATTTTTTATCTAACAGTATAGTCCATATGTCGGCTATACGTTGATGATTCTTTTTAGCAGGGCCATACTCCTTGGCTCTCTGTCCATTGATTAGTTTTTCTGCTTCTTTCAAGAAAAATTCTCTGTCTTTTTTCATATATTAAATCCATACTTAGTTGTTGATTCTATTAAATGTAACGATTGTTTAGCACGAGTTGCTCCGACATAGAAAGTCCTTATCTCAGAGTCCTGGTCTAAGCTTTCTAAGCAAGCTTTAGTTGAGTCAAGAAGTAGAGCTACGTTATCCGCCTCTCCACCTTTGGCTTTGTGAATTGTCGAGATCCGAATCCTCGGAGTCCCCGTTAAAACTCTCTCCCCTCGTCTCCTCGCTGACATTATATACGCAGTCTCCTGATCCGAAACTTTCAACACATTCTGCCACGGAGTCTCGTGTGATGCGATCAAATTGCATTTCTCTATAATGTCTTTTAGAGTATAAGTTTGTTCGGGATCTAAATGGGAGAATCTTTTTCTCCCAGATTTCGTGATAATATTCGGGTTCAATAATTTCGCAAAATTCTTCAGTTCTGCTGTAGACAAGCTTTGGTTTTTGCATAATTTAAGCCACACCTCTATTCCATTAAGCACATTTGGGGAAATAGACCAACCAGTGCCTTCTCTCCAATAGAGATAGCCTTCTTCTTTAAGACGAGTACATATTTTATTTGTGATATAGTTAGTTCTCGCAAGTATTAACCATTCGCCACTAGTTAGATCTACATCAAGTATATCTCGATGCCATGTTATAGTGCCATCTTTTTTAGTGGGTTGCCATTCTTTTAATTGTCTGATGGATACTTTTTTTATAAGGTTTTGTGAGAATTCATGCACGGTACTCGGTACACGATACGATTTATTTAGAACTAATTTATTTTCCGAGGCTGTTAAAAAATCAGAAAGTTTTACCCCCATCCAAGTATAAATAGCTTGATCGTCATCTCCTGCATAATAAACTTCTTTTGAGTTTGGTACCAAAACTTCCTTAACCATCCGCCATTGTATAGGAGCTAGATCTTGTGCTTCATCAATAATTAATAAATCAAATTTCGGACTTGTTCCCTCTTCAATAAAGTTTTCTATCATATCAACAAAGTCTAATTTATTCTTTGCTTCTTTATAGTCAGTGTATGCTTTAGCTAAGTTCTTTAATTGTTGCCAATGCAAGGTGTGATCCCAAGTGTCATTAAACTGTTCTTCTAAAGTCACTTCTCTAACACGAGCCATTTGTATGACTGCCATATACTTATCGCCACCTGCACCAATTTGAAACAAAGGGCCGTCTTCTAAACCCACTGTTGAATTGCTTCTAAATTCTAGTCCTACTAATCCACCTAATTCATTATAGTCTGATCCTTTAAAAACTTGTTTGGTGGTTAAACCCATCCAAGTAAATGCTAATGAATGCAAAGTCCTAAAATAGATCATTTGATCTGTATTTAAATTTAATTCTGCTGTAGCACGTTCTTTTGCTTCTGTAGCAGCTTTACGACTAAAAGACATAAAAGCTATCTTAGTAGGATCCATACCCTCTGCTATTTTCTTTTTCACTAAATTAATTAAACTAGTGGTTTTACCTGTGCCTGGTGGCCCGAATATTGTAGTTTCCATTAGAAAGGAGCCTCTTCTTTTTCTATAGCTATCTCACTAACTTCAATCTCAGAAGCAAACTCAGGTATCCACCAAACCCTTACTGTTTTCCATTTACCAGAAGACGTTTTAAATTTTTTAACTATAGAACTTTCTTCATTGTTCATCTCTTTTAGTCTCTCTTGTACTTGTGCTCTTGTATAAGAATCGAACTTCTTCTGCCTCATGTATTCCATAAGAGAATCTAATCTAAAATATGTCTTACCTTCCTCAACTTCTGTATAAGGTTTGCCCAACATAATTTCTTCAAATGTTTGTGCTTGTATTCGACCTGTACAATAAGATTCAAGTATAGATACGAATTGTCCTTTATATGTTAGTTCTTCTGGAACTTGTATCTCATTACATTTTTCCATTAAATCATTAACAGTAATTTCCCAATCAGCATCTTTTAGCTTTGGAGGCATAACTTTTAACTGCTCCATACATGCTCGTTGAAATAATCTTGGTGCTTGTAATTCTTCTGTTGTAATCTCTAGTCTCTGACCACCTATATCCACGAACCATAGTCGTGGTTCCGACAAGATAACAGACAATCCACTTATTGAAGGCATTGACGTAGCACCTATACCTAACTTCATTGTCCTACAAACACCTTGATTACAATGAGAAGCCATTGGTTCTTCTTTACAAAGATACTGATACTCTTTTTTTTCTAATGTGTTTTGTATTGCCACAACTTCTTGTGCTGACAAAGGTGGATTAAAATCTTTTACATTGTGCTCTTCAAATTTTGTTTTCCAATTACCAGGATCAAGCCTCTGTAGAAATACACCTAAATGAAAAGCTGTTCTGTTTCTCTCTCCTTCAAACACACCTATAGCTAGTTTAGTTCGCAGACAAGGTATGTAGTTAGGTAAGAGATCCACAGGACCGCCCACAGGGAGAGTTAAAAAATCTTTAGGTAACGTTTTAACTTTTTTTATTTCTTCGATGAATTCGGACAACGATGCTTCGATATAATCTCCCTCTCTTTTGATGATCGCATAACGGAGTGTTTGATCCGAGTCAAAATACGGCAAATTAATAAAGTTGCCAACATCGCCCCTCTCGACAAGAATCTGTTCTTGCTTCGGGAATATTTCACACCGACCATGCCCAAGAGCAGAAGATATTTCAGCAGCCTTGTCCCTAAAATCACTCGCATTCATCCACTCCTTAAAAAAGAAAAAAATATGTGCACCACCCGATTTACTACGGCACACGATACACGGAACATTGAGCTCCTCTAATTTATCTACTAATTCATTGTGATCTAATGGATATTGATCTATATCCAAAGCACCAAACTTACATTTATTTTCTTCATTAATAGGAATAGCCCCCACACCTTTTTTGCCTTGGATGTGTCCTTGTATTAATTGTAATGTAAGAGGATTTCTTACTATAAATGATTTGGCTTTTTGTTTTCCTGCTGTACGTTCTTGTGATACTTCTGTTTGACCATGAGCCGTACTAAACCCAATAAATGCCTCTAATAATTCTTCTGCTAAATTCACTCTTCACTCCATAAAAAAAGAGCCGTGACTTGGAGGAGTAGCCACGGCCCTTACTAATTAAAACGGTACTTCATCATCCTTCTGTGCACTTTGCATTTCGTCAGCAGGTGCGGAAGCCGTTTTAATCTCCCCTTTTCTAAAACTTTGATACATAGTTCTAGCTTCTAACATCATAGCCTCTAGTTCTTTTGTTATCTCAGTCACTTTTTCAATCTTATAGTTATACCAACTACCTTGATCGTTGCTTTCTGCAATAGTCTGAATACTCCATGCAGTTCCATACAATGGCATTGGCTTACCCGAAGGTAGTCTTATGCCGTTCTTGACAGTATTCCATCTACGAGACACTTTTAATTGTGTCTTCTTCATGTCAAGAATAGCAGGGGATCCAAGACTAGTTTCGGGATCCATAGCCATAACTACATGTTGATGAGTTCTAACAAGTTCATTACCCGAAGGCAGTATTTCTGCTGCCCCCTCACGAGTTGTAAGAGTAATGTCTTTATCATCTGCTGATAGTTCTCTTATGAAACCACCACCACTTGATCTTAATGCGAACTCCAAGAATTTCTTCTCAAAGAAACACGGTACAACAAGCACACCTTGATCTGCTTTGTACACTTGTTGAGATACTGTATTAAATATATCTCCTTGTTCAGCACCTTTGATATACATACTATCTTGCTTGTTTAACTGTGGAGATAGTGCTTGTAGTATCCTTATAAAAGGTATCTGCATATCTTCGGTTGTGAAGTTTTCTAGTCCTGCACCTGCTTCTTCTTCTAGCAATGAGGATAGATTAGATGGTGCTACTTCTGTAGCTTGTTTTTCTGCAACTGCATTAGCCATTATTTTGCTCCCTTTATTTTTGCACGATTGCCTACATATATTCCGAAAGTATCAAAATCAATTTCTTGATTATTCTCTATTCGGTTCTTCGCCCAAGTTCTCAATGTCATTGGATGTATGTGAGTCTTTTGAGCAGGTGCTA